CATCAGTGGTAACAGGAGATGGCGTACCAATCTCGATGCGTGCCTAGAACGTCGTGGCTTGGGTTCTAAGGAGAGCGTAGTAAACCTGATGATCAAGTCAGGCGTGTGTCCGTCAGACATACCACCACCTATGCTACTGAGATACGGACGAGGTGACGTGTACCAGACGTACACTCTATTCATAAGCCAACGTGATGTAGACATGCGTTACAATCCTAGGCTTCTTAACGTGCAGTACACACGGTGCCTTGTGATAGCCCCGCTAGCCGACATCGAACGCAACGGACTACACCTAGATAGTGAGAGGGTAGAGGAGGCATACGCTGAGCACCTAGCTGAGTACCAACAAGTAGCTAACGAGATGGATGGTATGACAGGAGGAATCAATCCGAGATCACCTACGCAGCTGGCGCACTTCATCTATGGTGCCCTTGGATTTGATGAGAAGTGTGATAGGAGAGGTAAACCTATACGTAATAAACCAACCAAGCAATTCCCAGATGGACTACCTGTTACATCAGAGGCTGTGCTCCTATCGTTAGGAGCTAAGACAGCAGAGCAGAAGAGATTCCTTGCACTCAAGCGTAGGCAAGCACAGCTTGCATCTGCCCTTGATAAGAACCTAAGCATGTTTGTTGGTGCTTGTCGAGAGAAGGACGGTATGATCTACGGTGAGCTAGCGCAAGCACGTACCGTCACGCACAGGCTAGCCTCGGCAGGTAGGCGTACTTACTATAAGATGTTCGATGCAATTAAAGGATGCCAGTTCCAGAACCTACCCCGACAGTTCAAGAGATTGTTCTCGGCTAGGAATCCGGGTTCGTTGTTTGTAGAAAAAGACTACGCTCAACTGGAGTTCGCTGTAGCTGGGCACTGCGGAAGGGATGCGGTAATACGTAGGGAGGTAGCAGACGGGTACGATGTACACTCATACACTCGTGATGTTATCAACGCAGTAGACAAGAAGAATATAGATCGTACTGGTGCTAAGAAGCATACGTTCAAGCCGCTGTATGGAGGACAGTCGGGCACCAGAGGAGAGAAGGCGTACTACAAAGCCTTTGAAGATAAGTACAGCAGCCTAAAGGAAACACAGGACGGCTGGTGTATAGAGGTAGCAGCTACTAAGCAGCTGGTAACTGAGTGGGGTATGATATTCTATTGGCCCGAAGCACAGTTCTCTGCTGATGGATGGCTGAATGTTAAGACCAACGTATACAATAGTCCTATCCAATCACTAGCCACAGCAGACATAGTACCTATAGGTCTGACCTACTTGTGGCACAGGACTAGACACATGGAGTTACTGCTGGTCAACACGGTACACGATTCAGTTGAGGCTGAGGTACCAGAAAAAGAGATGGAACTTTACGATGAGATAGCTGTCCAATCATTACTACATGATGTATATAGATATTTAGACATAGTGTATGACCTGCAATTTACTGTCAACTTAGGAATCGGTACTGTTGCAGGCACCCATTGGGGTGAGCTTCCCACGGGTGGAGAAGAAACTAAGATTCAAATTGAATCACCATATGGAGTTAATTAAGATGAGCGAAACTAAAAGCGGTGTAGTAGAAAGAACTAATGTACGTGAAGGAACTGGTGGCCCATACTTTTCAATGTTGGTTAGCCAGATATGGTACGGTACCTATAAGGATGATCACTCCGATAAGCAAGGGAAGGCTGTGATCTTTGAGGCGGATCACAAGGACGGCAAGTACTGGAATGCTACGAAGGTACGCCTTGATCCTTCAGCCGCAGCAGCACCAGCTGCCGCACCAGCTGCAAGCGGAGGTGCGTATCAGGATAACAGGCAGTCAAGCATCGTGTTACAATCAAGCTACAAGACAGCGGCTGAGGTAGTGTGTGCCCTCATCTCAGCTGATAAGCTGACGATGGGAGCTAAGAAAGATTCCTTAGAGATAGCGTTAGGCTTGGTAGATGAGGCAGCAGTACGTATCTACACTAGGTGTATCAATCCAGCTGAGTTCTTTGCACGCCGTGATGCGGGTAGCAACCCTGACCCAGATGCTAAGGCTGCTACTGCGTACGATCCTTGTGAGGCGTAGTCATGGAGAAGGTAATGATAAGCATCATCGTATTTTTTCTATTGATATTCCTTTTCATGATGCTTGTGGCGGCACCCTACAGTATGTATGCTGAGAAGCAATGCTTGGAGGCAGGGTATCCTAACACCAACATAACCTATGACTTCGATATATACTGCTCGACCTTAGATGGTGACGTGAGTATCAAACTGGAGAAGTTATAATATGGGGCATCGTTCAGCTAAGAAGATACGCCAGTACGTACGTAAGACGTATGGCTTCTTGACAGAAGCTGTTGGCTATCGGCAGAACGCGAGTTCGGGGGTCATCACTCTGGCCTCCGGCTCAACCCGATCGCTAGTACGTCACATGAAGAAGACGCTAAGAAGGAGACAGCGTAATGAAGAATAAAGTTGGGTTTAGTTTTGCAGATCATGAGGATGAGTACCTTGAAAATGTAACGATGGGTATGGAAGTGGAGGGAAGTACGGAGTTGTTTCAGGTTAAGGTGATGGCGGTAATGTCAGAGGCAGGCAACGTCGTACCCATGTACGGTATCTTTAATCGAGACACTGGAGTACGAGAGGCAGAGCAGCGCACGCTGCACGCAGCTAAGACGTGGGCTGGTGTCATGACCTCGGTACTAACAGACACCTTGGATACTCACCTGCAAGAAGACATTACCTTAGAAGATTTCACCTTTGATACGGCCAAGGTGCCTCACTAATGAGCGGCAGACTCGTGCTCGTGGACGGAGACATAGTTGTTTATCGCTGTGCCTTTGCTGCTGAGCATACCGTATACACCCTGCTTGATCCCGAAGGTCAGCAGGTTATTGGGATGTTTGACTCAGCTGCGGACTACAAAGCATACGTAACTGAGAAGGAGTTCGACGTCGCAGACTTCAGAGTCGAGACAGAGAAACATATCGAACCACTGAGCCACGCACTAGCCAACGTCAAGAGTGTGATGTCTCGTATTCTAGAACAAGGAACACAAAGCATCGTGTTCCTCAGCCAAGGCAAATGCTATCGTGATAGGATAGCTACGCTCAAGGTGTACAAGGGCAACCGTAAGGATGCTGCACGCCCTTGGCACTACGATGATGTACGTAAGTTCTTGATGGAGAACTATGATACCCGTATGCTTAGTGAGCTAGAGGCAGACGACGCCCTAGCTATGATGCAATCAGAGGATACGATCATAGCATCCATTGACAAGGACTTGCTGCAAGTGCCCGGCCTACACTACAATTGGGTAAAGGATGAGGGGTGCGCTGTCTCTCCTCAAGTGGGTCGTAAGAAGAAGTACATCCAAGTACTGACTGGAGATACAATGGATAACATCCCCGGAATCTTTAGACTAGGAGAGAAGGGAGCACGGAAGTTGTTGGATGGCTTGGAGTTTGAAGAGCAGATGTACATCGCTTGCCTAACTGCTTGGGAAGTATACCTTAAGTCAGGTCAGGCAGACACTAGGCTGGGTGGTGCGTGGGATGACCAGTACGGTGCGTTCATGTACACTGACGTACGTAATGGTAGTGTTACCGGAGGTACGCCTAATCGTATCGTAGATGAGATACTCTCATTGATAACCGTAGGAGGATTCGATGCGAAGGAAGTATCGATCAGTAGTGGCGAAGAAGTACTGCTCACCAGAAGCACGAGCGGCCCACGCCAAGTTACACAAGGAGAGCTTGAGTCCACAGCCACCCTATAGGTCATGGCTTGAGGCGGACGTAGCTAACGATCTTGATAAGCAGAAGATGGGGTTTTACTACGAGGCAATCACAGTACACTACGTAGTACCAGCACGGGTACACACATACAGACCAGACTTCCCGTTAGAGAACGGGATCATAGTGGAGACTAAGGGTAGGTGGACAAGTGCTGATAGAAAGAAGATGGGATTTGTAATGGAACAGAACCCTGAGCTAGACATACGTATGCTGTTTGCTTTGGATAACAAGATAGCAGCGAAGAGTAAGCTACGCTATTCAGATTGGTGTGAGAAGAGAGGCATCAAGTATGCCATAGGTAACAAGGTACCGAAGGCGTGGCTTAAGGAGAAGAAGAAACATGAATACACGTAACAGGAGATACAACGTAACCAACCCGCACCAAGGTAAGGATAGGAAGGTACTGGTGGTATGCTCAGCTGGATTGATGCGCTCTCCTACTGTCGCCAATGTACTTAGAGACACCTACAAGTACAACACACGGGCTGTAGGATACAGCACAGAGTACGCCTTAATCATACTAGATGAGGTGATGCTTGAGTGGGCAGACGAGGTGATCTTTGTGCACCAAGACATAGCTAACTTTGTAAAGACAGCGTTCGGCTATACGGATGGGTACTTAATGGCTGACAAGATGACGCTGAACCTACCCGACATATACGACTACATGGATAAGCAGTTACAAGACATAGTACTACAGCAGTATGAAGATGCTTGCATTGAACGAGGAGTTAAACGTCATGACTAAACCAATTGGAAGGAAGGCCGGTATCATGCGCATGATATCTGGCAGAGAAGTGAACCTTAAGAAGCTACAACCAGAAGATATCACAATAGATGATATTGCTTGGGGCTTAGGACGCACGCTTAGGTACGGCGGACAGATCAGGGAGGACTACACTGTAGCCCACCACTCTATCATAATGTCCTACTGTGTGAACGAGAGGTATCAACTAGAAGCCTTGCTGCATGATGCAGCTGAGGCGTACATGGGTGACATGATATGGCCTGTTAAGGCTATGTTCAAGTCAGTCGATAACTTTGAGAATGAGATTGCTCTTAAGATCATGGATAGGTTTAACGTATCTGTTGATATGATAGCCCCTGTATACAACAAGAAGATAACGACTAAGTATCGCTACCTCAAATCAGTAGAGGTTGCGCGTACGGATATCGAACTGCAACAGCACGAGTGTGTATCAATGGGACGTCCGGGTAGGTGGTACGATAACATCGAGAAGGCTTGGCTACACGCTGTAGAGCAGCACCAAGAGTGGTGGTGGGCACCACAGTATGCGTTCTTGCAGAGGTTTGATCAGCTTACAGGTACTAATC